GGTCGTATAAGATACGGTTCCAACCAGGTTTAGTGACAGAACCAGGATAAGTGTTACCATCCTGGCTGACAAAGTTCTGGACAGTTTGGTCGTTGTACACCATCGAGTTGAAACTCGAACCGGCCTGTAAAATGTCCATTTGAACCTTGTGCTGCAGCGTAGCTCCAGGGATGACCTGCTCTTTCACAAGAGCACGAGCAAAGATGACCTGAATGGTATCGACAAGACTGAAGCCTGTCTCCACCGTGGCATCCTTATCGGAGCGGTAGTCTTTGCATTCGCGGAGAATTTTAGCGATCATCGCCTCGGCGATGACACTCATAAAAAACTTCTCCGAACCAGTAGAGGAGGCACCGATCCAAGCAACGTTTTGCTTGTCCACTTCACCAAACGTAGTCTGGCGAATGGAGGATCCGGTGGCGGGGATAGACACTGGCTTCGCAGTGATGAGTGCGCGCCCCTTCGGTGCCGCAGTCTTGCGCCTCTTCGAGGCGCGCTTCTTCGGCGCGACGCGCCTCTTAGGTGCCGCTCTCCTCATCGGAACCCGTTTGCGCGTCGGACGCGACATCGGCTTCCGCGTCGTTTTGTAAACGGGACGGCGAAGGAGGCGGCGAGATTTGTACACCATTTTTAATTTTGGCGCAGCAAATAGATTTAACGGTAATGTGAACGTGCGGCAATTTCATGCACGCGCACCGATAAATGAGGAAGGCTCACGAGGAATGCGAGTTTTTCTAACGTTAACTCTATGCGTGAGACCTAAGCGAATTTGGTGACCAATATTCGCGAAATACCCGGATTTTTAAAATAATCCGGGAAGAGGACTGTAATACTATAAGTCCTCTTTTTCACTTCCGTGCTGATTTACAATCACAATCCCGTGCACAAACACGGTTCTTGCAGTTTGAGAATTTTCTAACCGTTGAAAAATGCCCAAGTCAAACCACTTCGCGATCACGCTCAACAACTACACCGAAGGTGTACTTGAACGGACTAAAAATTTAGTAGCCGTTAGAATTACGCAAAAAACGCGTGTTACGTTTGTCGCGCTCCAAGAGGAAATTGGAGAAAATGGTACCCCGCATATACAGGGGTACATCCAGCTTAACTGTACGATTTGTGCCAAATCGTTCACTGACTGGCTGGAGGAAAACCTTGGGGTGAGACCCCACGTCGGTGCTTGCAGGTCAGCGTCTGAGACAAATGTCGACTACTGCAGCAAAGAAGACACGCGCAAGCCTGGAACGGAGCCGTTCGTGGCGGGCGTATACGCCCCCATAGCAGGACTCGCGTCTTCTCAGGGTCAGCGCACTGACCTGCAGGCAGTGCAAAACGCAATCGACGAAGGTGCGACGATTAACGACGTGATTAAAAACCATTTCTGTACTTGGGCTAAGTACGACAGGTTCTTAAGACAATACCATACTGACACTCAACAACTGAAATTTAAACAGACGTTGATATCAGAGACATCTGGGATGCCATTGAGGAGTTGGCAGACGCAGCTGCTCGACTCCTTGAGCGGCGCCCCGCAGCCCCGGAAAGTCCGGTGGTGGTGGGACGAACGTGGGAACGTTGGCAAGAGCTGGATGGGGAATCACCTCCGCCTGCACCACAACGCCGTCGTGTGTCAGATGATGAAGAAAGCGGACCTTTGTCATATGCTTACGAAAATGCCGGTCCATACGACGTGCGTCGTTTTCGACTTGACGAGATCTCACGAGGCCGGCGCGGTTGCGGTGGTCTATGAGATGCTCGAGATGTTAGGCAATGGGTACATATGCTCCGGCAAGTACGACAGCCAAGCCATCGACCTGCCTAAGTTGGATTTGATAGTGTTTGCGAACTTTCAGCCTGACAGAACAGCTATGAGTGAGGATAGATGGATGGTAAACCACATAGCTAGCGTTTAATTACAATCTAACGATACGTGAATACCTTCTTAGTCTTAATACGCATAGGCGGACGCGTAGGGTACCTAGTCTGTGCTTTTCTATACTTGGCCCTGTTCAGGCCGTACTGAAATCTACTAGGTTGCTGTGGTTGGGGTCTGGAAAACATACGATGCCGTACTGAATCAAATTGGCGCATAACACGTGCTTGTTGTTCAGGCCATCGCTGTATGCGAGTAGGAGCGCCAAAATGGGCACGCCCAAAACGAGCCATCCAAGCACGCTCACGCTGTACAGCCTGGACGCGCGCGGTTCGGATAAAGTTGGGCTTGACATACGACCTGGTATACCAGGAACGTGCCATTGCGCAGATGATTATGAGCGGCGGCCAAGATCGATGTAGTTTACACCGTCATAAAAATACCATCGCCCATAACTAGCATCAACTTCCGTTTGAGTAGGTATCCTATCACTAGGTGGAGGTGGATAGGCAACAACAATAGTAACAAAAGTCGTCTGATAAGTACCATCAACACTGTAAAGATACCAACGATTTCCAAATCCTGTTCGTAACTGTGCTACAGTATACCTATTAGCTTGCACTGGCTGTGGGATAATAGGGTCAGGCGCCGGACCCCCTCACGCCTCAAACCCAAGGTTCGTGGTAGGGAGATAACCGCCCTTCTTAGAAGTAAAGAAGGCTTTCCCGATCTTGGTGTACTGAAACCCGACCGAAACAACTTCGTTCTCACGGGTCTTCATGGTGGGGTTCAGGCACATCATAAAAGAGTCACCAAGGGTGGGAAACTTGCCCGCGGTCGGCGCCGCCGCCGTGGCAAGCCCCCCTTGATTGACCTGGGTTAAGGTGGACAACAGACGCCTAAGAGTCCCGTCATACGAGAACTTAGTCGTGTGAGTTTGAATGGCACCTGGTGCCATTCTAACGGGTGCAGTGGTCTTGACGTTACTAAATAACGTAGCCGCCCTTAACGGCGGCCTTTGGAACTCAGGTACCAAAACACTGCCAGGGAAACCTCCGGGACCATACGCAGAAATGCCTGCGTAGTTCCACACCTGGGTAAGGTCGTTACCCAAAGTGCGGTCGAGCATCCCGAGAGGACGGCCAACAATCAGGTTCAGGTTTGCGATGATCTGATCGCCCTGTCGACTAAGCCAACCTTCGTTGAACTTAGGGGCGATGTTGGCGAATGTGTACATTTTACCAGACAAGGGGTTGGCAGAAATGGAATTCTTATTGGTGTCAGTATACACGTTACTGTCACCAGTGGAACCAATGGGTTGGTTCGCGGGGGTAACGTTCTGGAAACGATGGGAACCATCGATTGACATGGCTACGTGCATGTCACCGAACTGAGTGTCATTGTATATCATAGTCTGCTGAACATCAGAGCCGAGACCTTTCAGGACAGTACAATGCACAGGGAAATAACCCTGCATAGCCTGGTCGTATAAGATACGGTTCCAACCAGGTTTAGTGACAGAACCAGGATAAGTGTTACCATCCTGGCTGACAAAGTTCTGGACAGTTTGGTCGTTGTACACCATCGAGTTGAAACTCGAACCGGCCTG